TGTACGTCATGTCCAGGACGATTCGCAGTAGCGGGATTAGCTAGACTTCACTTTCGTCGTGACAAGCTACTAGTAGCGGCTCCAGGCCAGTGGCGATAGTTAAATTATAACAGGAAGACTAGGCGTCTTTTAAGGTATTTACCCAGCCGATGATGTCCTCCATGGATAGGTCCATAAGACCCTCTTCACCAAGAAGCTCCTCCATGCGTATCATTATCTCGTTGAGTTCGTCTCTATCTATTCCGCATAGGTTAACTATGTGAGCCTCCATAAGAAGCATCAATTCACGCATGAATTCAACAGGTACTAAGGCTAGACCCTCTTCATCAAGGTACTGCTGTAGAACATCATCTTCAGCATACTCTGGGTCCTCAGGATAATCCATTGTCTAATAGTATCTCAAATAACCTGCGGTGATAGCTTTTGGGTAGTTGAATCTTAAATTATTTTACTTCTTACCAAGGCACCAAGAAGTCCTACTAAGAAGTCTTATGCTATGGTAAAGTACGGGGTACATATGGAAAGACTTGATATACAGACTATACAGGACGCCGAAACTCAACGCGAGCAATTAAACAATCTAGACCTTAAAGCTATGTGGGAGAAGCTAGACGAGCTCGTTCCTCCAGACTTTCAGCAGTAGCTATTTTTTATTCTTTAAGCCCTGCCAAACCGCCTAAACCCTGTTAAAATCCGTACATCCTTGACCTTAAGGGTGTACAATGTCTTTGTATAGTTGTAGGTATTGAAATATTGTACATTAGCGATAGAAGGTACTGTTTTTGACTAAGAATGTACAGCCTGAAAAGCAGGTAGAACACGCACTTTTGTATGCCCGAGTCAGCACACAGATGCAGGTTAATGATGGCATGAGTATGGAAGCTCAGGAGAAGACTTTACGCAATGCGGCCGAGTTTGCAGGCTTCTCAAGCGTAGAAGTCTTGCTTGAAGAAGGTCGCAGTGGTAAGTCAATCGCAGGCAGACCCGTGCTTCGTGACGCACTAACCAGACTTGATAACGGAACTGCCCAGGCTTTGATTGTTACTCGTATCGACCGATTGGCAAGATCTACCACCGACTTCTTGTCAATCGTAGACCGCGCGGCTAAGAATAACTGGCGTCTAGTCCTTCTTGATCTCAACCTTGACACCTCAACGTATCAAGGCAGGTTCGTCACAACAATCATGTCCGCTCTTGCAGAGATGGAACGAGGCATCATCGCAGAGCGCCAAAAGGATGTACATAAACATAGACGAGACAGTGGGCAGGTATGGGGTGTAGATCTAGGTCCCAAGCAGTTGATCTCCGATGAGATTCGCAGTCGTATCATTGCAGAAAGAGAAAAAGGTCTCTCTCTTCGTGTAATAGCGCGGATGCTTGACGTTGAAGGCATTCCTACCGCCTACGGCGGAAAGTGGTCTGCTTCTAGTATTAAATATGTGTTAGATCAACAATCAGAAGAACCAAAGTAAGATAGAATAACTACATGCCAATCATCGGAGCACAAGGTTCAGGCGCTAAAAGCGCACCAGTTGCTCCAACTATTGGCACTGCAACTGACGTAGGTACCTCGAGAGCATACAACAATGGCGCAGCAACTGTAACATTCACAGCTCCTACAAGTAAGTTACCTATCAGCTCTTACACAGTTACCTCAAGCCCAGGCGGCTATACGGGGACAGGCGCAAGCTCACCTATAACTGTAACAGGGTTGCAGTCTGCGACAGCTTATACATTCACTGTAACTGCTACATCAGCGATTGGCACGTCAGGTGCGTCTAGCGCATCTAACTCGATCACTGCAACAACGGTCCCGCAGGCACCAACCATCGGGTCTGCCACGGCAGGTAACGCATCATCTACAGTTACCTACACGGCAGGTGCAAACGGCGGAGCTGCAGTTAGCGTATTCACGGCAACATCATCAGGTGGACAAACTGGAACAGGTGCAAGCCCAATTACAGTCTCAGGCTCTAATGGAGTCGCATATACATTTACCGTTACTGCAACTAATGCTAATGGAACCTCAGCAGCAAGCTCTGCGTCTAACTCAGTGACTCCAGTTGCTCCTGCTTTATCTAGCGTTGAGTACCTTGTCGTTGCAGGCGGAGGCGGTGGCCCTGGGTTTAGTGGCGGCGGCGGCGGTGCGGGTGGTTATCGGGCTTCAACTCTTGGTGTATCAACAGGAGTTGCGTACACGGTAACTGTTGGGGCAGGCAGCACTACTAATGGTTCTAACTCTGTATTTTCTTCTATAACATCGACTGGCGGTGGGCAAGGACGCCTTGGATATACTACTAATACTGGTCCTAACACTGGTGGGTCAGGTGGTGGTTCTGCTCAGGTAGGTGTAGCTGGTGCTGCAGGAACATCAGGTCAAGGAAATAAAGGTGGCGATGGTCCTCCTTCAAGTCCAGGTTCTCAAGGCGGCGGCGGTGGTGCAAGCGCTGCAGGCGGCAATGGCGCAGCAACTTACAGCGCTACTGGCGGTAGCGGTGGCGCAGGTTCTTATACTTCTATCAGTGGCACATCTACTCCTTACGCTGGTGGCGGTGGAGGTGCTGGTGGCTTCCAATACCCTGTTGGTGAAGGTCCAGCAGGTGTAGGCGGCGTTGGTGGCGGCGGCGGTTCAAGTGTTGCTGGAACAGCAAACACAGGCGGCGGTGGTGGCGGTTATGTTGGTATGGGATCAAGCGCAAGCGGTGGTTCAGGTATTGTAATTATTGCCTACCCAGACAGTTTCCCAGCACCTACTTCAATTAGCGGATTAACATATAACCAACCAAGCCGCGCAGGTTATCGCGTCTATCGCTTTACAGCGGGAACAGGAACTATAACTTTCTAATGGCACACTATGCATTTTTAGACGAAAATAATATTGTTACCGAGGTCATCACAGGTATTGACGAGACTGAGACTATTGAAGGGTTAAGCCCTGAAGAATGGTATGGCAATTTTAGAGGGCAACGTTGTATAAGAACTTCTTATAATAACAACATTAGATTTAACTACGCTGGTATCGGGTTTACTTACGACCCTGTTAGAGATGCTTTTATTGCGCCGTGTCCAGCAGATGACTGGATACTTGATGAATATAACTTACAATGGAAACCACCTTTTGATTATCCTGTAGACCCCAACTCAGTAGTATAATGAGTTATTACTTCTTTAACTTTAGCAGGAGACAAGAGGCGCCTTGGAGTATTACCGAAACAAACCAAGATCGTACTAAACTTTTACAGGAATGGGTAGTTGGCGAAATAGAAGTCAATGTCCCTTGTAAAACATTTTTAGGAAAACTTGCTTACTTTGCCTGTGAAGGCGTAATGACTTTTGATGGGACTAAGGCAATAATCAATGCTGAATAACTAAGGAGATACAGTAGCTTATGGTGATGACAGGAAAGATTTAAAGAAGTAAAAAAGACAGAGCCGGACGCGTGATTACTCACATGTCCGGCTCTTTATGTTTTAGACGCTCTCTCCCGGGACGTCAAAAACTAGTATTACTATATACCTAAAAGGTTTACTTTACGGGCAATCCGGTAATACTTTTCCAAGTTTTTTCATCAACGATACCCGTTGCAGGTAGCTTCTTAGCTTTTTGGTGGGCCATGACAGCCTTCTTTGTGACCGGGCTGAATTGACCATCGACTGGCTTGATTTCAAGCGCCGCTTGAATAGTCTTAACGTGAATGCCAGACTCACCTGGGTCGATTGTCTCTCCAGGATAAACCTTGCCTGTTGTATCCTTTTCCTTTACTTCTTTAACTGCAACTGGAGCAGCTGCAGATCCCGCGTAGTCAGGACGACCCCAACCAACAACACCGACAAGAAGTTTCTTCTTGTTGTTCTTTAGGTAGCCGCGCTCCTTCTTACAGGTTTCCCCTCCGTTGCGCTGGTCACCCTTAGCGTTGCCTGAGGTGTTTCCCTCTAGGCAGATCATTGTGCCGTCCTTGTTATCCTTTACGACGATACCTACGTGCGAGATGCGGTCTACACCGTCTCCTGGGAAGTCAAAGTAAACGATGTCGCCAGGTTGTGGAGTGTTAACTCCGTCGTTGTCATACCAGCGCTTCATCTTCTTAAATGCAGTTGACCCTGCAACCGTTGAAACGGTGTTAGGAATCTTTACTCCAGCTTTATTTCCGCACCAATTTACATAAGAACCGCACCAAGGCAAGAAGTTTGCCTTTGTGAACTCCCCGTATTTCGTGGCATTGTCTTTGGGCCCTTCGACGTAACCCACTTGAGATAAAGCTACCTCGATAAGACGTGCAGCTGTTCCTTGCGGCACGGCTGCTGATGGCGCAGGCGCGTTATATGTATTTTCGCTCATTATTTTCTCTTTCTTCCGCCAGGAAGTCTACCTGACTCCTCTGAGTAGTATTCTTTTAGTGTATTCTTTACTTTTTCTTTATGTTCGTCTGACAGCACTCGACCAATTTGCCATGCTGACATTTTTCGTCGTGTAGCCTCAGACTTCTTTTTTCCAGTACTTCCTCTACTTATTTTTATTTTAGTTTCTTCAGAAACTGGCTTTCCTAACTTTACTTTTCTTTGCTTTTCTTTAGTTTCATCTGAAGCTTTAATTTTTAACTTCTTACGCGTTTCACTTATTTTTCTTCTTGTCTCTTCTGGCTGTGGGTGCCCTTTTCCACGCATTTTAGCAGACATAGCTAGACGAACTTCTTCTGATAGATCAGGAGCACCATCACCGCCGGAGGTCATATTGGTTAGATCGAAGCCTTGTTCTTTGTAATACGCTATCCAATGTATTTCTCGCCTACCAGACTCTTCCCATGTAAGATCAGACTCTAGAGTTATTGCAACTACAGTGTTTCCGCTATCTTGTACTTTTCTAATCCAGTTGTGAACGTGATACTTCCCGCCAGCCTTAGCATCGTTCTTATGATCCCTAAGACGGCGCTCCGGTGAGTCTGGCTTAGTTCTTCCGACATAGCGAACTATGTCTGGTTCACCAGATGACACGAGAGCATAGACGGCAGACATAATCTATTATTTTACTATAACAACAGAGATCTTAGTTTTAGGACACTTTGCGTTTGCATCCTTAATTGCCTTGAGTTCTTTATCGTCAACTGTAAGTGACCAACGTAGTTTTACGTGAACCCAATTCTTAATGTATGTGCAAACGTCCTTTGCAGGTAGCCAGTCGGCTGGATCCTGATCTGACTTAGAGCGATTAGTCGCTGCGGTGACAGCAATCAACGCGTTAACGTCTCCCATGTCATTTGCGTATACCTCGCGCTTAGCCTTATCCCACGTCTTAGCGCCTGAATCCCATGACTCGGCTAGAGGAACCATATGGTCAACGTCTAGTCCAGAAAAATTTGTAACTGTTAATCCGTCATACGCGGAGTACCACTTGCCTGTGTCCTTTACGATCTTGCAACCAGCTTCAACCTTAGGCTTAACAAGAGCCTCCTGGATAATCACGTCGTTGCGTGTACTGCAACCGTTCTTATCAAGATCTGACCAGTGCTTAAATTGCGAGCGCGCGTATCCTTCACGAACGTCAGGCGCAATTTTAAGTGCCTTAATTCCAGCGTCTACCGTTGCAAATGTTTTCGGCTTATCCGCCGCAAACGCTCCTGTTGAGTTTGCTATGATAATAAAAAGCACTAGAGGCATTACGCCTTTTGTTGTGTTATGCTTGCGCATGGTAGTTCCTAACCGCGAGAATAGCGTGAAGCAAGACCCCAGTCGACCTCGCCTGTTTGTACAGCGCGCGGAAGAAGTACACGACCTTGAATTTCTGCCTTTGAACCAAGACCGACTACAGTCATTCCACGATCCGATATTTTACGCTGGAATGCAATCTGTGTCATTGGTCTTTCACCGCGCTCTTCACTCCATGCGCGATAGACGGAGTACAAAGCCTTGATAGGAACTACCGTTCCCTCAGACTCCTTTGTCTCTTCGTTTAAGAAAATACCGATACGGTCTTCGTTCTTTCTGTAAATTTCAGATGCCTCGGATACAACTTTACATGTTCCTAACGCATCACGTGCGGAAGATCCAAGCAATTTAATCGCGCCCTCAACTGCCCAGGATAGAACCGCTGGAAGGGCTCCTTCAGGATCAAAGATGTAGTGCTTTAGGTCTGGGTCTGGACTTTCAGGAACGTTTGTTAACGGCACGGGACGAATACGACGCCACATCGCATCATCGTTAATGATAGGTCGGTGATTTGTAGTTACCCAAAGTTTTGCGCGAGAAGAAAATGTAAACGGTTTTTCACCAGGTGAACGAGCTGAGATTTCAGAAGAGCCTGTAAGTTTCTTAACTGAGTTTTCCTTAAGTCTTTCAGACTCTGGAAGTTCGTCAACCCATACCATACGACGTCCGCGCAGCTCAGCCCAGTGATAAAGATCTGAGCCATTAGCCTGTCCGTCGTTTTGTGCAAGGATAGAAGAGTCTAACGGCCACGCATATTGTTGCGTGCCCATGCACTTTACTAAAGCTTCAACTAATGTGTTCTTACCTGAACCAGCAGGTCCGTAAATTAAAAACATTACGTCGTACGTACGTAGACCAGTTAGCGAGTATCCAGCTGCACGCTGCAACCAATCCTGTAATTCTCTGTCTCCACCTGTTGCAAAATCTAAGAACTGTTCCCACTTAACATTTCGCATTCCTGGCGTGTATGCAACAGGTGCGCGGCGTGTAATAAATAAATCAGGACGGCCTTTAAGTAATTCACCAGTACGAAGATCAATAACTCCGTTTGCAACACCAAGCAGTGTTTCATCTGAGTCCCAGGCGTTAACCTCAACCTGTACACGAGGATCGGACGTTGCGTTTTCAATACAGCCTGCGATGCGCGAGTTAGACTTAGCCTGCAGTGCCCACTTCATTAACTCTGACTGCTTGTCTGCATCCTCGTAGTTAACAACCTCGGATGCAATAACCGGTGCAAGCTTCTTTGTTAACTCCTGTAGTTCAAGATTTTCTACGTCAGGCTTCCAGTATCCGCCGTCCCAGTGAAACCAACCAAGTCCAGGTGTGTAACGAATTGCAGGACCAAACGAGTCTACAAGACGACGACCGTTTCCTGTATCTGTAAGTGTGCGCTTACCAGGTTCTCCGCCGTCATTTTCGTTAACCGCGTCAACGTCCTTAGGTACATCCATCTTTAAAAGACTTGATGCCTCGGAAATTGAATCACCGTCTGTTATAGACTGTGTAATAGATCCGCCGATAGTTCCAGGCATGTTATACGTGTCCTGCGGTGAATAATTTTCAGTTGTTCTAATTTCCTTTTGTTTTGCAGGCTTAGAACGTGTTTCATCTTGAGACTTGTTAGCCCATTCTTGTAATCCTGGCCACATGCGCTCTGATTTTGGATTGTCAATAACAAACTGTATAGCTCTGCGAACGTGCATTAACAATCCGCCTTGGCCTTCAAGCTCAAGCGGCGGACGTACTTTTTCAGCGTTAAAGCGAATCATCATTGTTTCAACAGCAAGCTTTCCAGCCTCTGTGTTAACCGGGAACTTATTAGCAAGTGCGCACGTCATCGAGTAGATATCAACCGCGCGTGAGCCTTCCTCAATTCCTTCTTCAAGCAAACGCTCGACGTCGATACGCTCGCCTGCAAAGTCTAGATCCTCTAGGAAACTCCAGTCGCCTTCACCAAGATTTGTGCCACCGCGTCGACTATTCTTTTTACGCAGAGACTGCAATAGCTCTTCAGGTGCGGTTGCCATCTCAATTTCCCACGGCGCATGTCCTGGTGCCCACTCGTAACAAACTCCAGAGAAGTGTCGTGACGGAGTAATGAGAACATATCCGTTGTGCTTAATATCAACGCCCGGAAGATTTGCTTTCTTAAGATTTCCAACGAGCTGCTCTGACTCTTCACACTTATAAAATAGGTGACGTCCTCGCATAACTTTTCCACCTGCGATTGTGTACTCACCTGTGATTGCCTCAACTGTTGGAGGCAGGAATCCTTCGACTAAAGCTTCAAACTTTTCAAATGAATCTGGTCCACCTGAGCGCGGATCAATATCAATTACAAAAAATCCACTTGAACGACACATGACACCGATGTTCATGTTTGGATCTCTGTCCCACCAAGAGTTAACAGTTGCAGCGTCTGTAGTCGCGAACTTGTTCCACTCTGGAAGTGATGGGTGCTTGCCTACATCTTTTGGCTCAACGTGTGCGCCGCCACAAGTACAGCGGCCTCCGACGATTCCATAGCAAGGAAGTATTGACCAATTATGAGTTGCATACCAACTTGCAGCAGGACCTAAACGTCCCTCAGCTGATTCCCATACGCTCATATTTGATTACCCTGCTTTAGCATCTATGCGTCGTTAGCTCCAATCAAATTATGTAAAACTCTATTTTTCTAGAGAAGAGCTATCATATCACTTATCTAGAATCTTTGTTACTTGGCGACTATAAAGGGTACCTACCCTAAAAGTAAACAACCGAAACAACTAATATCTTAATCCTTAATATATAATTTGATATATCTTTAATACCCGACCGAAAGGCAACTACCTTGCTAAGTCAACTATCGATGCAGGTAGGCGCTGTGGTTGGAATCATAGGCGGAGGCTTATTTCTCCTAGCCTTCATCTACAAGATATACAAGATCATTAACCGCGTAGAGTCGGCCATCGGTGTAGACGAGCAGGGAAGAACGATGTCCGACCGTATGGATCGCGTCGAGTATCAGCTCTGGGAAAATGGAGGAAACTCCATGAAGGACCAGATGAACGCTAGCTCACAGCTTGCCAAGGAGACGGCGGTAGAGGTTAAGTTCATCAAGGATGTACTGCTCCAACTACTTTCTATTCCTGAAATGCACCAGGGCACCGCGCCCGTTGAGCCAAAGATGACAAAGACCCGTAAAAAGAAAGATCCATCCATCTAAAAGAAGCAGTTTTCTTCACCGCTAGTTTTAACCTCTTCTGTACTGTATTCCTGTTGTAAGTACACTAAAAAGCATAGTTAAGAATACTTTTAATTTAACTATTTATATGCCAAATAAGCAGTACTTTTGCTCACTTCTTGTTACAATTTTCCTAACTGTTAGCCCGTGGCTTATAGTTCACTTAACTGGAGATGCCGTTAAGTAGCGTGTAGACAATACTTGGAGAGCTATATGTCACTTGCTGAACGTCTATCTCAATCAACAGGAATCGGTGCAGGACTGCCATGTAAGCTTGGGAGTCTCCTAACAGGAAGCCAGCTTTCAAAGGAAGACAAGGCAAAACTTGCCGAGGTACTTGAGGTTCCCTACGGTGCCCCAGGACGTCTTCCTAACACAACCATCGCCGCGGCTCTAAGAGAAGAAGGCTTAGACGTAGGAGATACAGCGGTGACAAAACATCGCCGCGGCGCTTGTCGCTGCTTCGGATCTAATCCTAAGATCAGTGCGTAGATGACGCTATTTGACAAGCTCTCTGTTCCGGGGCGCTCTGGATCAGACTTTAAGACGAAGAACAGCGCTCCTGATGAGGCATGGCGTCCACGCATGGACGTAGGAGATGACGGCGGTTATGTAATCTCTATACCGCGACCTATCTCTGATATTCCTGATGCAAGAGAATTACTAATAGAATTTGACCTTAATCCAGAGCATTGGGCGATTACGTCGGTAAGAAAATCGCGTTGGCAAAGATACGACGGCGAGCTTTTAGAATCACAAAGAATTAACATCGTTCCAATATCATCTCAAACAGAGTTAGACCTAGACATAAAAGATCTAATGAAGAGTATGCAAAATTGGAAGCCTGGCAAGAAGCCTCCAGTGACAACCGGAGACCTTGCCTTTATTTTTGCGCCCAGCGACCAGCAACTAGGTAAGAAAGCTAACGGAGAGGGCACCAAGGAGACAGTAGAGCGTATTCAAACAGCAACTGAAGGTGCGGTTCATCGTTTACACGACCTTAGAAAAGTTGGAAGAGGCATAGGCACGGTTGTTATCGCGCTCCTAGGAGATCACGTTGAAGGTAACGTTTCTCAGGGTGGAAGACTGCAAAGTCACTCCGCGTCGGATATGGGTCTTACCGAACAGATACGCGTAGGCATAGGTGTGCTTATGGTTCAAATAAAGGCATTTGCACCTCTAGTAGATCGCGTTGTAGTTGCGGTAGTAAACGGTAACCACGATGAGGTTAGCCGTCAGGTTGTGCTTGACCCATCTGAAGGATGGAATACGCACATCGCAAACGTAGCCCAGTCTATCTGCGCTGAAAGCAGTGCGCTATCGCACGTAGAGTTTAGGTTCCCTGCAAAAGATCATCAAACACTTGCCGTTGAGGTATGCGGAACGATGATCGGATTATTTCATGGGCACCAAAGTGGAAGAGACGTTACCAAGTATCTATCAGAGCAGGCAGCGGGTCAAACTGCTCTCGGCGGATGCGATGTTTGGTTATCAGGACACTTCCACAACTTTAGATCTATGGACGTCGGCGGAAGATTTTGGGCGCAATGTCCCACTGTTGACCCAGGCTCAGCATGGTTTAGAGACCGACGTGGCCTAGAGTCTAACCCTGGTATATTGACCATGGTCGTAGGTAAAGATCACGATCCAAGGCTTGATGTTAGCGTAATTCCAGCCAATAAATAATAAAATATCCAAGTAAAGATTTTATTTATTTGGTAGTATGTACCTGTCTCCTATTATTGTCTCTGCGATGTTCTGAGAGATATAGGTACGTTAAGTTTTTAGGAACGGAGCTTCTGTGCCAAGCTGGTCTGAGGACGTTGTAACGCGTACCGTCATAGGCACGTATCTCTCATCAAGAGGTATCGCAGGTGTAGGAACTATTTCCTTCACGCCTACCTCTACTATATATGACCCTGACAACTCTGTTGTTTTAAGTGGCGCAACTACAGTATCTCTAGACGGCACAGGTTCGTTTTCACTAGAGCTTCCGACTACCGATAACCCACTTGTTACTCCGTCAGGTTGGGCATATGAAGTTGCTATTCGAATCAACGGTGTTAAGTCTGTAAACGTAAGAGTCTTCCTGCCTATCGGAAACGGCTCGGATATTGATCTATTTACACAGATCGCGCGCCTAGTCCCAACGTCAACTGGGTACACAGTATCCTCTGCAACTACTGCTCGCGGACCTATCGGTCCTGCTGGAGCTACTGGTGCAACAGGTGCAACTGGTGCAGGTACGACTGGAGCAACGGGCGCTGCAGGAGCAACTGGTCCAGCTGGCGCACCAACAGGAGCAACAGGCGCAACGGGCGCAACAGGCGCGGGTACAACAGGAGCAACAGGCGCAACCGGTGCAGCAGGCGCAACTGGTGCACAAGGCGTATCAATAACATTTAAGGGAAGCGTTGCGGCAGTTGTTAATCTGCCCGCTTCAGGTAACACGGTAAACGACGCTTACATAGTAGACGCTGATGGAGATTTATATGTTTGGAGTGGCTCTGCTTGGGCAAGTGTAGGTCAGATCGTTGGACCTGCAGGAGCTAATGGAGCAGCAGGAGCTACCGGTGCGACAGGTGCAGGACAGACTGGCGCAACAGGAACTACAGGCGCAACTGGTGTAGCTGGAAATACAGGTGTAACCGGAGCAACAGGCGCTGGTCAAACTGGCGCAACTGGTGCAGTTGGTAACACAGGAGCAACTGGCGCTGTTGGTAACACAGGAGTAACAGGTGCGGGTACAACAGGAGCAACAGGTGTAGCGGGCGCAACAGGCGCAGTTGGCGCGACCGGCGCAACAGGTGCTGGTACAACAGGAGCAACAGGTATAGCTGGTGACACGGGTGCAACCGGTGCAATTGGTAACACAGGCGCAACAGGTGCAAGTGTAACTGGTAACACAGGTTTAACAGGAGCAACTGGAGCAACAGGTCTAACCGGTGTGACTGGTGCAGTTGGCGCGACAGGTGCAAGTGTAACTGGTAACACAGGTTTAACAGGAGCAACAGGTCTAACCGGTGTGACTGGAGCAACAGGTGCAACAGGCTCTGGTGAAACAGGCGCAACAGGCTTAACTGGAGCAACCGGCTTGACTGGTGCAACGGGTGCAACCGGAGCAAGTGTAACTGGTAATACTGGTGCGGTTGGTAATACTGGTGCAACAGGTGCAGTTGGTAACACCGGTGTAACTGGTGCAACAGGTGCGACAGGCGCTGGTGAAACTGGTGCAACAGGCGTTGCAGGAAATACAGGTGTAACCGGAGCTGTTGGTGCAACAGGTGCGACAGGCGCAGGAGAGACTGGCGCTGTTGGAAATACTGGTGCGACAGGTCTAACTGGTATGACCGGTATGACTGGCGCAACTGGTGCTATTGGCGCTACAGGATCTACTGGTGTAACTGGTGTAACTGGTGCGGGTACGACTGGTGCGACAGGCGCAACTGGCCCTGCAGGCGCAGGCTCATCGATGTACATCGAGCGCTACCAGGTACAAACAACAGCTGGTGAAGAATTTTATTTACAGTCTTATGATGTTAATCAAAAATCAGCTCTTACGTGGAGTCGTTCTACTACTACTCTAACAGTCACCTCTGCGTCTCACGGACTAACAACAGGCGACCGTGTTATTCTTCGTGACACAAACGTCGCTACCGCACAGTCCTTAACTGTCACAGTCGTCGATACAAATACATTTACTGTTACTGTTGCCAACACAGGTACAAGCAATGGCACAACTGGAGTTTACTCGCGCGGATATAACATGGCGCGCGTTACCTCAACTGTTACGCTATACGCACCTACAGGAGCTGGTGTAACTCTTATCGGTGGCATGATGAGACTTCCTTCATCTGTCGCGTCTCCCTTGATCTTTAACTACGCGGCGGTAGGGCTTAACTCTTCAGCCGCAGACAGGTACCCGCCAATGATCTTTGCCTGGCGTGAAGACACGAACGCACAATCATCACCTAATATTAACTTAGGTTCATTAAGTGGCAATGATCAACTATCAATTGTAATGGCATCAGCAAACCGAACTATTCGATTTAGCTTCGCGTAAGGGAGGATAGTAAATGACAAAACCGCTATCCGGTCGCTTTACAGTAACGTCTGCAACCGAGACGTCAGCAGGCGTATATAGCGTATCTGGAAATTTTGTTGATGACTCTGGACTGTATGGCCCAAGTGACATTGCCATCGGACAGCGCGTTTATCTCTACGACAACACCGCCGGTGCAGTTCGCTATGAGATTACAGCAGCAGTTAGTGTGGCATCTAACCCTATTACCTTAACAGTTGCATGGGACTCCGCAGGAACTGCAATTGAACCTGCTGGTGGTACAGGTGTAATTCTCGCAGTAACCGCTAACTTACTTTTACCGGAGCAACCTTCGTTTACACAGCAAGGAATCGACGAGTCCTTAGTTGCTGGTATCATTGCGGAGACGTATCGCGAGCAACTTGACTCAGTTGGTAGCACTGGGTCACTTGAAGACTACGTCCCACTTACACAAAAAGGCCAAGCCTCTGGTGTTGCATCACTTGATATTAACGGCAAGGTTCCTACTGAGCAACTTCCTGCAGGCTTTGGAACGACTGGAGCAACAGGTTTAACTGGTGCTACTGGATTAACTGGTGCAACTGGTGCGACAGGACTAACCGGTGCAACTGGAGCAACGGGTGCAACTGGCGCGCAGGGTACTTCAATCAATGTGCGTGGAAGCGTCGCAAACGTTGGAAGTTTGCCTCCCACTGGTAACGCTGTCAATGATGCGTATATCGTTGATGCAGATGGTGATTTGTATGTGTGGGGTGGGTCTTCTTGGAGTAGCGTTGGACAGATAGTTGGGCCAGCTGGTGCTAACGGTGCGACAGGAGCAACAGGTCTTACAGGCAGCACAGGTGTTACCGGTGCGACTGGTAATACTGGTGCAGTTGGAAATACTGGAGTCACTGGCGCAACTGGATTAGACGGAGCTACGGGTTTAACTGGAGCAACTGGTGCGACAGGCGCTGGATTTGGAATCTCTTACTTAGGAAACTATAATCCATCATCTGGTTATCTGCCAGACATTGCAGTAGTAAGAGGATCAGACGGACAGCTTTATCTTGCTAAGGCAAGCGGCCAACTAGGTGACCCAATTGATTATTTAAGCAATGGACAATGGGAAATCTGGATACCTAAAGGTCCTACTGGTTTAACTGGAGCAACTGGTGTAGCTGGAAATACAGGTGTAACCGGAGCAACCGGTGCTACTGGAGTTGACGGAGCAACAGGTGCAGTTGGTGCAACAGGTCTAACTGGTCTAACTGGCGCTACAGGCGCAAACGGCGCTACTGGTTTAACAGGGTTAACCGGTGCAACAGGCGCTACTGGCTTAACTGGTGCAACTGGTGCAACAGGTTTAACTGGCGCAACAGGGCCTACCGGAGACACAGGAACACGCGGAGTTTTCTCAACTGCTGAAGATACACCTCCGACTGGAGCAGTACAAGGTGATGTTTGGTTTGATCCGGCAAGTGGAATCATGTTTGTGTACTACGACAACTTCTGGCTTGAGGCTACAAGTCGCTCTATTAGTAACGCAAATGAGGCAGGAACAGTTAACGTTGTGTCGGTTCCGGCTCACGAGTACGGGGTCTCTGGAAACTTAACTGGTGATGTTGCTTCAGATGCAAGCTATTTCTACTTCTGCGCGGCTAACTACGTAGATAACTCTACAAAGATCTGGTATCGCATCGGCTGGACTGCCGGTTCCTGGTAATCCTTTCTTATAATACCTTAAGTCATCTTCTTTCCTAAAGGATAAAATATCTTTCGGGAACCTCTCTGTTCCCAACACTCGAGTGAAATGAGAAAGCAAATATGGCCATTGACTTTCCTAATGCACCGTCCTTAAATCAGACGTTTACATCAGGTTCGACAACTTGGCGCTGGAACGGTACTGTTTGGTTGGTAGTTCGTGACTTTGCACCTACAGGTGCAACAGGCGCGACCGGCCCGACTGGTGCACAAGGTAATACAGGGGCAACCGGTCTAACCGGCGCTACTGGTCTTACCGGTGTAACTGGTGCAAACGGTGAAACAGGCGCTAATGGAGAAACAGGCGCTACAGGCGCTAATGGATTAACAGGTTTAACAGGCGCAACCGGCCTAACCGGTATGACAGGTGCAGTTGGCGAAACTGGCGCAACAGGCCTTACAGGCTTAACTGGTGCAACAGGCCTAACCGGTATGACTGGTGCACAAGGTGAAACTGGTTTAACTGGTGCAACTGGCTTAACCGGTGCTACTGGCTTAACCGGTATGACTGGTGCACAAGGTGAAACTGGTTTAACTGGCGCTACCGGCGCAACAGGCTTAACTGGTGCAACAGGATTAACAGGAGCTACTGGTTTAACGGGTGCAACTGGTGTAACTGGCGCACAAGGTAACACTGGTGCTCAGGGTAACTTCGGTGGTATCACCTTAGATTACACATTTGACACCAACACTACACTTTCTGATCCAGGATCTGGAAAGCTTAAGTTTAACAACGCTGATCTAACAGCTGCATCAACATTGTCTATCGATGACCTCGATGACGCTTCTGCAGACGTTCAGGCAATGCTTCGCACAATTGATGATTCAACATCAACAATCAAGGGCCACTTCCGTATTTCCCTAAAGGAAGATTCTAATACATTCGCGTTGTTCACAATCAGCGGTGTTACAGAAGAAACTGGCTACTTCCAGGTATCATCTTCATACGTCTCAGGTTCAGTAACATCATTCAGCAACTCTGCTGATGTTATCATTACCTTTGCACGTACAGGTGATGCTGGTGCTCAAGGTAACACTGGTGCTACTGGTCTAACCGGTGCAACAGGCGCTACTGGCTTAACTGGTATGACAGGCGCGCAAGGCGAAACTGGCGCAACAGGCCTTACAGGCTTAACTGGTATGACAGGCGCACAAGGTAACACTGGTGCTACTGGCTTAACTGGTATGACTGGTGCACAAGGTGAAACAGGTTTAACAGGTGCGACTGGTCTAACGGGTGCAACTGGCTTAACTGGTGTAACTGGTGCACAAGGTGAAACTGGTCTTACTGGTCTTACTGGTGCAACAGGAGCAACTGGCTTAACTGGTGTAACTGGCGCACAAGGTGAAACTGGTTTAACTGGCGCTACCGGCGCAACAGGCTTAACTGGTTTAACTGGTGCTACTGGTCTTACTGGTGTAACTGGTGCTCAAGGTACGTTCTCAACTGTAGACTCAACACCTCCAGCTTCTCCTCAAACAGGCGATGCTTGGTTTGACTCTGCGTCCGGTCTAGTATTTGTATACTTTGACGGATTCTGGGTTGAAGCCGTGGGCGGAAACATCGGACCTACTGGCAACACAGGAGCTCAAGGTAACACCGGCGTAACTGGTGCACAGGGTAACTTCGGTGGAGCAACGTTCAAGTATGCGTTCGATACAGACACCGCAGATTCAGATCCAGGTGCAGGTGACTTCAAGTTTAACAACGCGACGTTATCATCAGCAACATTGATGTACATCAATAAGGCAGACTCAGATGCAGTAGATATCTCAGGCTTCCTAACAACTATTGATGATTCAACAAGCCCAATCAAGGGTCACATAAAGGTAACAAATATCGCTAACTCGAACGACTTTGCGTTGTTTACAATTACAAACAACAGCATTTCGAGCGGCGACTACTACAAGGTAGCTGTTTCCTATGTATCAGGCACAACATCGTTCTCAAATGCCGAGTCAACAACCATTACGTTTGCACGTACTGGTGACGCTGGCGCGGCTGGTGCGACAGGCGCAACTGGCCTTACAGGTGCAACCGGCTTAACTGGTGCAACCGGCTTGACTGGTGCAACAGGCCTTACAGGTGCAACAGGTGCCACAGGATCAAACGCAGTTTTGACCCTAACACTTAACGCGCAGACAGGCACAACCTACACACTAGCAACCTCAGACGTTAACAAGCTCGTTGAGCTTAGCAACGCATCTGCGATTACGTTGACCATCCCAACAAACGCGGCAGTTGCCGGGTTCAACGTTGGCGACCAGGTTAACCTATTGCAGACAGGTGCTGGACAGGTAACTGTCGGCGGTGCGGGCGTAACACTTAACGGAACTCCAGGCACTAAGCTTCGCGCTCAGTGGTCTTCAGCAACGTTAATCAAGCGCGCGACCGATACATGGGTAATCGTCGGAGACCTCTCCGCATAACCCCTTCTTAAAGGAAACTGCCCGTTCTTCTCCAGAAGAGCGGGCAGTTTTTTATGCTCGTTTTTAAGATAAACATCGAGATTTATAGTATAGTATACCCATACCTTTGCAGCAGTGAGAGAGTCAGATGCCTATTGATTTTCCTAACAGTCCCAGCGTAAATGACACATTTACGTCGGGCTCAACCACATGGAAGTGGGATGGCTCCGTATGGAAGGTTATCCGTGACTTTGCGCCGACCGGTGCGACGGGACCAACCGGAGCAACTGGTTTAACGGGTGCGACAGGATTAACAGGCGTTGCAGGCATCAACTGGAGAGCCGCCTTTGATTTTGTCGAGTACAACGTCCGTGACGTAGTTCAATACAACGGTAGTACATATTTTTGCAATACGTTTATAGCAAGCGGAGATGTTGCCTCACATATCCCGGGTGCATCTGCACGATGGGATCTACTCTCTGCTAAAGGAAACAACGGAGCAACAGGCTTAACTGGTTTAACAGGTGCAACGGGCTCTACAGGTTTAACAGGTTTAACTGGTAACACAGGAGCAACAGGCTTAACTGGTTTAACAGGTGCAACCGGTTTAACGGGTGCAACGGGCCCTAGCGGTGTCGTCGGTGTAACCGGTGCGATTAACTACGACACAGGCACAGGAATTCTTTCTCTTGACGAGGGAACCGCTGGAGGCTTAGCAACACTTAACGTTTCAGGTGTAGTTCCTGACGAGCAGTTACCTGGAGACATCGTTCGTTCAGACGGTCTTTCAACTTCACTTGGCGATTACATCCTTCTTACACAAAAGGGCGCAAACTCAGGAGTCGCAGAGCTTGACATTTCAGGCAAGGTCCCTACTTCTCAGTTGCCCGCTAGCTATGGTTTAACGGGCGCTACTGGATTAACAGGCGCTACTGGATTAACAGGCGCTACTGGATTAACAGGAGCAACTGGACTAACAGGCGCTACCGGAGCGAGCATCACAGGAGCAGTTGGTGAGACAGGTCTAACAGGAGCAACTGGTTTAACGGGTCTTACCGGTGCAACAGGTGCTACCGGCCTAACTGGTGCGACTGGCTTAACCGGTATGACAGGTATGACAGGTGCTCAGGGTAACACCGGCGCACAGGGAAGCTTTGGCGGCATAACGCTCGACTACGCCTACAGCACTACGACTACAAATGCAGATCCTGGCACAGGCGCAGTTAGATTTAACAACGCAACGCTTGCGTCGGCAAATGCCATGTACATCGACTCACTTGACGATGCATCCATCGACATGTCGTCGTTCCTTAACACAATTGACGACTCTACGAGCACTATCAAGGGTCACTTTAAGATCTCTAAGAAGTCCGACGCAAGCATCTTTGCGTTGTATACTATTAGCTCGCTAACCGACAACACAGGTTGGTTCACCGTCTCTTGCGCGTATGTCTCAGGCGCTGGAACACTGGCAAACAGTGAAGACGTTCTTATTACGTTTGCGCGAACAGGAGACGTCGGAGCTCAAGGTAACACGGGCCTTACAGGTTTAACAGGTGCGACTGGTTTAACGGGTGCAACTGGTTTAACTGGTATGACAGGCGCAACAGGTTTAACTGGTATGACTGGCTCTACCGGCTTAACGGGCGCAACAGGTGCAGTTGGTGAAACTGGTGCTACCGGCTTAACCGGTATGACTGGCGCAGTTGGTGAAACTGGTGCAGTTGGAAATACCGGCGCTACTGGATTAACGGGGCTTACCGGAGTAACGGGAGCGGTTGGAAATACTGGCGCGACTGGAGTTGCTGGCTCTACAGGGGCAACTGGTTTAACAGGTCTTACCGGTGCAACTGGTTTAACCGGTATGACGGGCGCAACTGGCCCGACAGGCTCTAACGCAACTGTTACAATTAACCCAGTGTTTATGATTGGTGGAGTATAAAAAATGGCTGAAGTATACAAAATTCTAGGGCAGGTTGCCACTACTGATACTACAGAAGAGGTTCTTTACACCTCTCCTGTCAGTACTCAGACACTTGTTACTAACATTACTGTTGTTAATAGAGCTAATACCGCTCAAACTTTTGATGTAAATGTTTATAATACTGCAAAAACAAATGAAGATGTCTTTGTAGCTTTAGCAAGTAACTACCCTGGAAAAACTACCGCTGCTTCATCTACTGACGGAATAACTTGGACTGTAAGAACCCTGCCAGTAAGCGCTTACTGGGACTCGGTAACTTATGGCAATAATACCTTTGTTGCTTTAGGAGGTTTTACGACTGCAGCAGCTACATCAACAGATGGCGTAACGTGGACAGCAAGAACTTTGCCATCAGACGCTGCCTGGTTTAGAATATCTTATGGTAGTGGAGTTTTTGCAGCAGTGGCGACTGGATACGTTGGCTCAACCGCAGCAGCCTCTTCAACTGATGGAATTACTTGGACAACAAGAACTATGCCTTCAAATAGTAAATGGCGCTCAACAATCTACGGTAATGCAGTGTTTGTTGCAGTTGCAGGCTACACACCAAGCACAAACGCTGCATCTTCAACAGACGGCATAACCTGGACTGCAAGAACAATGCCAGTAAGCGCTCGCTGGATGTCAGTAGCCTATGGAAACGGAGTATTTGCAGCAGTTAGCCGAAGTTCAACCTCTGCAGCCACCTCAACAGATGGAATTACCTGGACAACAAGAACTTTACCAGTAAGCGCCGATTGGCGCTCCGTAACCTATGGTAGTAATATTTTTGTTGCTTTAGTGTACGGCTCAACTACAGCAGCCTCCTCAACAGATGGTATTACCTGGACAACAAGAACTTTGCCGTCAAGCGCTAGTTGGATATCAGTAGCCTATGGTAACGGCACATTTGTTGCAGTAGCTACTGGGTACCCTGGCTCAACAACTGCAGCAACCTCAATAGATGGCACTACTTGGACACTGCGTACATTGCCTGTAGAATCTCCCTGGAAATCTGCAGCCTTTGGAACTACATCCAATACTTACACTTCTCCATCACTAAACAACCTCTATAAAACCGCAACTATACAGGCTAATGCCTCTGAAATCTTAGAACCAGGTATTGTTTTAGGCGCCCAAAATGCTATAGTTGTTAAAGGAACTGCTAATACAACCTTCTCAGTATATGGAGTTGAACTATCATGACAACTAATTATAAGATATTAGGACAGACTGCTCCTGCTGTAGGCGGTGAATTACTTAACTACACAGTTCCCGCTGCTACCTCTACATTAGTGCGCTCAATTAACGTAACTAATACCTCTGCAACTGCAGATACTTACAGTCTTGCTATTGCACCAAAAAACTTGTTTGTAGGAATTGTTGATTATTCAACCACAGCAACATACTCTACCGATGGTATTACTTGGACATCAACAACTTTGCCAGTCGCGTCTACTTCTGTATGGCGCGTTTCGTATGGAAATGGTGTATTTGTTGCAATCCAGCCTGATTCAACAACAGCATTCTATTCTACTAATGGAATATCTTGGAGTACAACAACCATGATATCAGATGGACAGTATGGAAATTGGCGTGGTTTAGCTTTTGGTAACGGTACTTTTGTTGCTACTGCTCAAAACACATCAGTTTCAGCTACTTCTACTAATGGTATTACTTGGACTCAAAGAAGTATGCCATCAAGTAAAAATTGGACTGCAGCGGTCTATGGAAACAATACGTTTGTTGTATTAACATCATTTTCTACTACAGCCGCCTCGTCTACAGACGGCATTACTTGGACTGAAATAACTATGCCAGTGTCTGTTAATTTTAAAAACGTAGTTTTTGGTAAAGGTATATTTGTTGCAGTAGCAGGTGAATCAACCACATCCGTATCTTCAACAGATGGAATTACTTGGACTGTAAGAACTCTGCCGTCTGCACCTGATTGGGTTGGGTTGGCTTATGGAAATGGTGTATTTGTTGCAACAGGAGCTTATTTTGGTTCTTCTAACGCATCGATATATTCTACTGATGGAATAACTTGGACAGCAACAACTATGCCAAATACAGCCGCTTGGGAATCGGTAGCGTATGGAAGTAATGTTTTCGTTGCAGTGGGGTTTGGCTATGGGGGAGGTAAAGCAAGCTCAACTAACGGAATTACTTGGACTATCAGAACAATTCCAGAAATAAAAAGAATAGGATATAGCAATACAGAATCATCTAACTTTATTGCTTATAACAATTCTATTCCTGGAAATTCAACGGTAACTATAAAAGCAGGATACACGTTGCCAGCATCTGGCGGTATCAGAGTAACATCTACTAACGGTACCTCTACATTTTCAACATTCGGAGCGGAGATTTCATAATGAGTAAACTTGTCTACAGAGGAGGAAGCGGCACGTCTACTGTGCAGTCCATCACCCTTGCAGCTGGTACTACGACAATTCCTTTTAGTAGCTATGGCACTATTCTCGTAACACCAAACGCTACTGCCTCCTATACGGCAACAACAACAGCGGCAACTGCGGGGGATAAAGCAACACTACTTATTGTTACTAGCGGTACATCCTCATACACGATTACATTTAGCACTGGTTTTAAGCCAAATGGTACTTTGGCTACTGGTACAGTAACCGCAAAGACATTTGCCCTCACATACGTTTTTGATGGCACTAATTGGCTAGAATTAAGCCGCACTACCGCACTATAAAAAGGAGAAATGCAATGACAGCACGTTATGAACTAGATGCAGATAACGCGGTAAAGGTGTTTTACCCAGATTCTGATGTCGCATCCCTATATCAACCTAATTGGCCTAACGGCGATGCTTGGGCAGATGCAGCAGAGGCTTCTGCGTGGGCTGTTCTCTACCTTGCATCTATCAATGACGAAGATGCCCCATATGCACCAGGTGCACGTGGTGAGGCTGGTCGCGCAAAGCCAACAGCAGAGCAGAAGGCAGCTATTGAAGCAGCCCGTGCAACGCTAGAAGCAGCAACAACACCAGAAGAGCGTCAAGCAGCCCAGGCTGCTCTACAGGCAATCTACGAGGCAATGAACTAAACCTTAACGTATAAAGGCCGTCTAGTGAAAACTAGGCGGCTTTTTACTTTTGTATGTTACTATTTACCTATGACTACACATGACGAAAAGAAATTCTTTTTTATGGCAGGGCTTCCACGCTCAGGAGGCACGCTGCTATCTTCTATTCTTAATCAAAATCCAGATATATACGTCTCACCGCAGTCGACTCTTCCTAACACCCTAGGCGCCGCGTACAACCAGTATCAAAGTAAAGAGAATAAAGACGCTA